ATCAATTGAACCCATACCTCTAGATGAAACACCAAGTTTCACACCTTCTTCTAATAATGCCTTGGCAATATTACCATTGGGTGTAGATAAAATTTGTGCTTTACCTATGAAGTTATTACCCTCTGCCCGAAGCGAGGTAATTCTGTGGGATACTCGGTCAAGGTTGACAGTAGGACCGTCAGGGTGACCAAGCTCGCCAAGAGCACGGCTAGTTTTAACATACTCTTCGTTGTAGCGTTGAACTTCTTTCTCAAGAACACTAAATGGATACATACGTCCATTACGATTCTTGATTTCTGATTGAAGGAATACTCCCTCAATATAGAGTTTTTTATCATCACCTTTACCTTCGGTGATGACCTCTACATTTTCAATCGTTTCCGTTATCAGTTTCATTGGAAGGTTCCTCTGGGGTATCCGCTACTGGTTCATCAAAATATGTTTTTGCTACGGTTTTTTTATAATCACCGATAGCATCACTTGATCTTGCATAGAGTAAGTCTTGTAAAGCATCAATTGCATTAGCACGTTGGTTATCTGCAACAGCCTTTACAACATCCATCACTCCAGGATCAGGATTTACCTGATCAATTTTTACATCTTCAGTCATGATAATTAATTATTTAGTATTACTAGTAGGTTTAGGTTGCGCTTTCATCAATTGCAATTGCTTATTGTGAGCATCATCCGCAGCTGCTTGATCTAATTGTGCTTGATCATCTTGTTGAGATGCTGCAATTTCTGGAGCATATGCTTGGTTTTGACGATCCATCATATCCATCTGAGTGACATTGATTGGATCAATTGCAAGACCCTTATCAATCTCTTTCTGCATCTGCTTATCAATTTCTTTGTATTCTTTTTCAGTCTGCTCAAGAATATTCTTGCGAATATATTCAATTGAATAATACTTACCAACAAATACATCCATCTGTGTAGCAAGATTGATACGTGCAAGTTGCAGTTCCTTTTCTTTCAACTCATTGAAATGATTATCAAAGAGGAAGTCATATTGGATATGCTCCTTCATATCATCCCAATCTTCAGGAGAAATAACTCCCTTAAGAATCAATTGAGTTTTAATGATGTCGTGAAAAAGTTCTCCAAACCTTTTACGCATTCTACCAATGAACTTGGTAAACTTAAGTTCATCCCTAAGAACTTCAGTAGTTTTACCAAGATTAAATCCTTTATTATCGTCAGTAAGACGACTAGGAGGAAGATTGAGCGAGTTGTATAATTTCTTCCGAAAATATTCAACGTCTTTGAGTTCTCCTAGGTTTTGTCCACCTGGGAGTGTTGTGATTTCTGTTCCACGTCCACCCTCTCTTCTAGGTAACCAGAAATCTTCAAGCATACTCATATGCTTTTTATCATCTCTGATCTCACCAGTACTAGCATCGTAAACTAACTTGTTACGATACCTAGACATGACATCACGTAGATATTGTTCTGCCTTAATCTTAGGTAAGTTACCAACATCAATATAGAATATTCTACGCTCAGGAGCACGTGATAATCTATAGATGACAAGAGCATCTTCAATCATGCGAAGCTGATTAAGAGACTTAATCGCTTTATGCATGAAACTAAGATGCATCCTCTTGTTTAAATCTTGTAGGCCTGAAGAACAGAAAGCAACCGAATCAACTGCCATCTTAATTCCTTGGGAGTTGGACATATCTCCAACTGGACCCATTGCACCACCCCTTAAATATCCTCTTGGGTTGTACAAGTAATAATCAATATAGTTGCCCCACTCCATCTCAAGAGCAGTACCAGCAACTGACTTTGCTAATGAAGCATCTGGTGGACTACCAAGTTTTCCTAATTTTTGTCTGACCTTACGCATCTTGAGTGCGTCAACATATCTCAACTCAAGAATACCATCTTTAGGTCTATCTAAATCTACTACCTTATGATAAAAAATTCGTCCGTCAATATACCACGAACGAATAATCTCATGTGCTCTATTATCAAAATTCATCAAGCGTTTGATATATTCAAACTCATCACGGATCTTCCTCTTGACCCCCATCCCAATATCTAAATTTTCTAGATTAATGTCCACACAAGTATCGTTATTATCACTAACAACGAACTCATTCACAATCTCATCAACAGCAGAATCCACCTCAGGATGAAGAGCCATATCCCTATATCTACGGATTAGCTCGTACTCATTCCTTGCGGTGGCATCTGTGTCTACGTATGTCCCAAAGTAACCGCCAGCTGCAATTGATACAGGTTCGTCAGCGAGAGGAGGTACTGGTGATTGACCTTTCTTCTCAGCTTTGCGATTAATTTGAAAGCCAAATAGTTGACCCATTACTAATTAAACCAAGTGTTTCCTACTGCTATTTATAGGATGTTAATTCCGCTAGCTCCAGCAGTAGTATCACTATCGTCTCCAACAGTCCAGTAAGAGTATTGGAATTCAACACTAAATTCTTCAATCTGATCGTTACTATCATATGCAAGGTCAATAGCAGAAGTGCTTATTGGGAATGCATACCAGAGCTTATAAGATCTTAAATCAGTTCCATTGACATTGCTGTCTTTCTCAAGTTGTCTTATAACTACTGTACGACCATATGCTGTAGGATTAATTTCATTAGCAGTGTTTGCTTTGTGTGTATTGATTTCATTCAACCACTTTTCAAAGTAAGCACGTGACTTCATCTCTTTATCATTGATGAAGGTTGCTGACCAGTTATCAAATGTTCTATCACCAGCGATCTTAACAGTTCTTCCTCTGAAAGGAACTTCTATAACACCGATGTTTGCTGCTGGTAGTACAGCAGATTTGCACATGTAGGTTACAAGTTCATCATTAGCACCAACTGTTGAAGGGAACGTAATGTCCACCTGAAACATATTGGGTCTGACACCCTGCTTTACTACTTGCAAAAAGCTTGATACGTTGCTTGTAATTGCCATTGTTTTTAATGTCCTCTTCTTATATATTTAACAAATTAGCGTCCGATGACTTCAGCGAACGAGACACCAGTACGTGTTGCAGTAAATGTTACTGTTACGTAGTTGATGGAGCGAGCAGGTTTGATGAAGAGTTCCGCAACGAATTCGTTACGGTCAATAACATCTGCTGTGTTGTTTGATGTATCACAAACAACTAAGAAATCAGTGATTCCTTGTTGTGCAACAATATCATTTAGGTAAGCATTGATAGTTGATAAGAACCCAGAACGAGTAACCTCATCATTAAGTTCAAATAGAACTGCCTTACCAAGTGCCTCAACTCTCCTCTCAATATTGAGGAAGAGACGGCGAACATTGATTCTATCAAACGCTGAAGGTGAAGCAAGAGCAGTCTTGTCACCAAACAATACAGAACCAGTTCCAGGGAAGCTAACGATTGGGTTAATTCTTGCCTGATATAGTTCGTCTCTGTCTGCTTTGTTAGGATTGTATGCTAACTTAATAACGTTGCGAACACCGCCACGTGATAGTCCAGCAGGTGAAATCCAATCTGCATTGGTTGTTGAAGTGTTAACACACAGTCCAGCAACGTCACCATTTGTAGCAACCCAACGATACTTATCATTGAAGCGGTCATACATGTACTTGTAACCACTATCAAGAACAGCATAAGATGTTGATGTCATGCCACTCATGAAGTTGAGTGTATTTAATTTTTGTTGTGCCTCTGTAAGAGCTGCCCCACCAGAACCAACTTGATTTCCTTTAAATGGAGAAACAAATGCTACAGAGTCTTTACGCCCAGCAGCAATAGCAATTACTTTCTGTGCCTTACTCTTAGTATCTGCTTCTGCTCCCATTGATCCACCCATGAGAACGAAATCAACCGTTGTCTCTTCAGTGTCTAGGAATAGGTCATATCCAGCATTTACTTCACCAGGAGTGTAAGCGTAGTCATCTGTACCACCACTTAGATCTGTTTCATTACCACCAACAAGAAGGAAGAAATCTCCAGATGAAAGAGTAGATGATGCAACACCAATTGTCTTACCACCACCTGTACTGTTAGGTTCAAATGTACCTGTTAGAGCACCACCATGAAAAATGTTTTGTGCTTGATTATTAATGACATCTTTATAGTAAATAGAACCACCTTCAGGGCTCTTACCATCAGATAATTTTGAGAGGTATGTAAATCTTTCTAGAACTGTATTAGCAGCACCAGAGATGTCTCCAGTTGTGTCAATAGCAGCAATGTGAATCTCATCGTATGAGATACCGCGTGAAGAAGCAAATTCAGAAGTACCAGGACGAGGACCAATTGCAGAGAGTTTCAACCCAGTTGAACCAATTGCAGTATTTGTATACCAGTCTGTAGCAGAGCTGATAGCAATATCCGTAGCACCATCTTCGTAAGTATCACCTGTACCAATCAGAACTGTAGGATCGTCAAGAACAACAGTAATTGTAGTGCCAGCAACCGTAACACATTCAGCAGTCTTTGCAACCCCACTTACATTGAATGTAACTGTGCCACCTGCTGTTGGTGTGTTGTTAGCAGGAGCAGATGCTAATACAATGATTTGATCAGGTCCACGGTCTACAGCAACGACTTTAACTCCGTTACCCCATGTTCCAGCAGAACGAGCAGCAAAGATCTTTGCAGCACCAACGCCAGCATCCCACTCAGCATCATTCTTAATAAGAACTCCACCGCCATTGGCAGCATTGAGTACTCCTGTTGCAGCACGTACCACAGCGAGCCTACCACCATAACCTATGAATTCGGATGCTACCAACCAATCCTCAGCATTGGAATCTTTAGGTGTACCGAAAGTGCTGATGAATGATTTCTGATCCGAAATTGATGTGATTACACCAATCGGTCCCTTCTGAAACGATGAACTAAATGCAGCAGTAAGACCAGAATTTCCTACAATAACAGCATTTGATAGGTCACGTTCCCTAAGGACTACACCAGGCGAGACTTGACTTGCCATGTTTTAACTCCTCGTAGATGTCAAATTATCTGTAATTATTTAGAATTTCTAGTAAGTCAAGAAGTCAGAGACCCTAGGGGGACTTGCAACACCCCTAGTAATTCCACATGTATGATACTTCTTCTTGAGTCTCACCATAAGCCCACAATTCACCATCACCATCAATGAAACTATCATCACCCATACCATCATCTACAAATCCAAAGGGTGCCATATCTTGTTCTATCTGATCTCTTTGCTCTTCATAAATTCTTCTTCTGACATCATTGTCAGTCATCTCTTTAAAATAGTCTTGCATGACTAACCAAGAGAACAAGACAAGACACATTACTAAGTCATCATGATACCCATCATCTGCTTCCCAACACTGTTTTCGCTGAATGAAGGTGGTTAATTCTCTAAGTATATCAAAGTCAGTGAAGGTTAATTTGTCATCTTCTATAATTGCTTTAAGGTTTGAGCATCCTTGTTTCTTAACTGTTATACTCATCTTCACACCTAGTTGAGTTTTGGTTCCAGAGAACCCTTGACCTACTACCTGACCTGCTCTACCACGCATTGCACACATTAATATATTAGGATATTCAAGATCATAATTTAACATAGCACCAATGCTATCACCAATATCATTTACTTCAATCAGTATATAAGGCCACCGATACTCTTTGGCTACGGAATGTATTACCGACGGAAACATAACAGGTTTGATTTCATTATTTCTGTACTTGGCAACAACTTGATACGGTAACGTGGTAATATCAAACACGATAAAAGCACTGTAGTCGCCACCAATTCCTCTGGCAACATCAACAGTAATGATGTATTCATGACCTTCTTCGCTTCTTTTATATACGTCAAGTCCAGCATTGCTTGTAATAGGATCTTCAAATGGGATAGTTTGTAATTTAGATGGAGAGATAAGAGTATCAGCAGATCCAAGGAAGTCACATTCAAACTCTTGTGCGAACTGTCTCTTGGATGTGTTTCTTAATGTCTCTTCTTTCCACTTGGCATCTCTACCAGGTACTTGTGACCAGTGTACTTCATTCGTTACATATCCATTCTTACCATTCTTAGCATCCTCCCACGTCTTATAGAAGTGATTCATTCCGTTGGGAGTGGATATGATTATAACCTTGGTTGATTTACCAGAAGTAATAGTAGGATATACAGATGCAAAGAATTGTTCTGCAACATGGTTCGGAACGAATGCAAATTCATCAAGGAATAGTATGTTAAATGACATACCACGAACCGCACTAGCAGACGTAGATGCTGCTAATATCTTTGATCCATTCTCTAGTTCAACATTACCTTTATTCCATACTAGGATACCATGTTGCATCCACTTAGGTAGATTCTCATATGCTAGTTGGAGTCTACCAAGTAGTTCCCTAGCAGTACTAGCTTTGTTAGCAAGAATACCAATGTTAACGCTATCGTTAAAGATAGCATAATGTAACAAGTATGCGACCACCGTTGTGGATTTACCAGTCTGACGAGGCAACTTAGCAATGTTGAATCTGTTCTCATGGAAGTCCATTAGAATTGACTTTTGAAAATCATACATGGAGAAAGGTACTAGTCCTTCATCCAATGAAATGATTTGCATATAATTACATGCAAAATAGAGTGGATCATTTTTACATTTAATCCATTCATTGACTTGCTTCTTTGTAAATTGTATCTCAGTACCAGCCTTCTTAAGGTTGGGATTACCTAGATAAACCTCAGTTTTAGTAGCCATTATCCATTCATTAATGTACCATGTGCCCTACGAATCTCACGTAGTTGTCCAAAATCTTTTTGTTTAGTACCACCATCATACTCCCAAGCGTATCCTTCGGTAATCATTTGTTCATTGAGGGACAAGTTATGTTCCCCAACGTAAAGCCAACCCAAAAGGCGGCCGTACTTGCCGACACCACCACGAAGCTCAGTACGAATAACCAACTCGTCATCACCCCGAATAGCGTCAGCGAGCTTCTCTTTGAGCCAATTTGTTGCTTCAATGCCAAGTGCTTTCTCCTCTAAATCTCTAGTTCTCTTCTCTGGTGTGTCCACACCTGCAATCCTTACTCTTTCCTTCTTCGTTAGGCTGAAACCAAGATCCAGAGTCACGTCTATCGTGTCCCCGTCTATCACCCTGTTGATCTTCACCACTCGGAAGTTGTAACAACTCTTCCGACTCGGTGGAACCATTGCACCCATAACTCCCCTCCTCATACATCATCAATGCACTATTTAGGGTCTCTTCAGATGGGATCCTCGTTTTCTCTGCTTCCCATTCTCGTACATCCTGTATCCATTCACCAGCAGTAGGAGTAGCATCTGCCTTTGGAGCAAAATAACCTGCACCAATAATGGTACAGGCTATAACTCCTAAAAGACTAACGGACGCAACTACCTTCTCATTCGCACGTACTCGTGCTGTAAGTTCTTTCTGCTTTTCAACCAAAGCTTCAACTTTCGCCTGAAGAACTGCTACCTGAATCTCTATCGTCATAGGTCATTATCCAATAAATTAAATACCCTACTCCACTAAGTAAAGTACCAAGCATAATATTTATAGACCATAGCATATCGTTCATGATACGTGGATAACTCCTTTCATACCAGCACCAGCGTGAGGTTCACACTGAAACTCATA